CAAATGAAGCAAAAAGAAATCGATAACTTGAAACAATTACTATTAAACAAGTAAAAACTCAATACTATGGACTTTATCACATTTATCGCCCCCGTGCTACTTCGTCCTATCCATTGATTTGAATTCGACAAAGCGGATGAGTTTACATTAATCGCCGTGCTTAAATCAAAATAGCGTTGTGCAGTTGTTGATGTAGGGCGTGTGATGGCGTGAAAATTACTTTGATTCGTAACGGCGGCAGTAGCAGGTTGTGTAGAACCCGAATTGATTGTATTGATAGTATTGCTTGACGATATAATCATACAATTATCGTTCAAGGCTATATTATTTCCGTCAATACGTTGGTTGTTCGTTGCCGCAGTACGGGCAAGATATGCGTAACGCCCTGCGTTGTTTAACGTATATTGTACTCCGTTTGTGCTTGGGTTGAAATTTGTATCGATGTACTGCGTAGTTCCGTTCAACGTATACCCCTTGTTGCTTGTCCACGTTGGGGCGTTTATTAGCGTACATTGAAATGATGTAGGTGTTTTCCAATTTAATGTGCTAAAACCCGATGAACCATTGTTCGCAAAAACATATAACGTATCGAAAATAGTCCAAAAACTACCTGCTTTTAACTCCAACAACATAGCGTTTAAATGGCGTTGACCTGCGGTATTTGGCAAGGCGTAACCTAACGTTGTCGCTTGTGCTTTTATTGCGTTGAAATCAGCATCAAATGTGTACACTTGATTAGATGTTGCAGGTTCACTACCACCTGCATTTGTAGCCGTTACTATGCACGTTATTAGTTGTCCTGCATCGGCGGTTACTTGAGTGTAGGTTGATGATGTTGCACCGCCAATATTCGCCCCGTTGCGTTGCCATTGATAAGCATACGATGTAGGCGTATTATTCCAAGTACCATCGGTTGTAGTTAGTACTTGCCCGACATAATCGTTACCCGTTACGGCAGGTGCAATTGTATTTTCGGGGCGTTGTGTGGTTGGTGCAGGTATATCAACTTGGTTAGAGTTTGCAGTAGCGTTTCCGATTGCGTTGGTAGCCGTAACTTGGCAACGTACATCGTTACCAACATCGCCACTAACAAGGGTGTATGTGCTACCCGTTTGAACAGGGGAGTAGTTTGACCAAGTTGCCCCGTTATCAGTTGAACGTTGCCAATTATATGCGTAAGTTGGAGTTGGATAACCCGTCCAAGTACCAACAAAACAAGATAACACACTACCGCTTGTTGTTGCACCATAAACCAACGGGGCAAGTGTATTTGTAGGGGCTTGTGTAGGATTGATAATATTGCTTTCCGCAGTATTTGCCCCCGTTCCGTTTGTTGCCGTAACTTGACATTGAATATTTTGACCTAAGTCGGCTGAAATGGTTGTATAGGTATTTGCATTAGCCGAACCAATAGCCGAACCATTACGAAGCCATTGATAGGTGTATGTAATTGTAGCCGTACCCGACCAAGTTCCGTCAGTTGTGGTTAATACTGAACCTACCGCAGTCGCACCCGAAATAACTGGCAAACTTGTAACATAAGGTGCAGAACCTACACCTGCGGAAGTAATCAATACCGAATTAGAATAAACAAAAGCAGTACCTTGCGAGTTTAACGCAGTAACCTTACAACGGATTAAACGCCCTACATCGCCACTTTGTACAAGATAGCCAACGCCCGTTTCGGTAGGGCTAAATAAATTCCACGTTGCACCGCCGTTTGTACTATACTGCCACTCACGTTGATACGAAGGTGTAGGGTATCCCGTCCACGTTCCGTTTGAACAAATGATAGTGTTCGCAGGTTGAAAAGTACCCGTTATTGCAGGTGCTGAAATGTTTACGGGCGATGCGGGTATAAATTGCGAATCAAGGTAAATATTCATACCCTTTGCACGTAGGTAAGGAACGATATTTTTTGCTACATCATCGCTACAAGGTGTCGAAGGTGTTTGCGTTAAATACAAATCGCCAATAGTAATTGCTTCGGCTAAAAAGCAATATTTAAGTATTTTATCAATTCCATAAGTACCTATAAGGGTATCTTTAAAATTGATGTCCGTTAAAACGCTTGTGCAATACTTGAATAAATTAATTCCTATTTGCTGAACGCTAAAATTCTCATATACAATTTGCAAGGTTTGTGGGGAATAGTAACCGCTTACGGATACTATTACATCATCGCTTGTAGTTGCAGGTTGTACGGCTTCGGCTTTATCAACCGCTACAAGGCATAACGCCTTTTCGCCCGATGTGTAGGTATTTGATAACGCTACACTTGTTGCCGTTGTTCCGATAGTGGGCGTTGTGCCGTATTCAAATTGATATGCGTATGTAGTTGTACCACTTGCTATGATGTCTAAAACTAAATCAGTATTGCTTCCTTCGGCTTCAATATCAAACGCTAAAACGTAGGGGAGTATTTGTATTGTTGCATCTTCGTAATCGGTTGCTTCCGTGCTATTTGCAGGGCGAAATACTATCTTGTTATTTGCATCTATACCAAACGTACCATTAGCACCAATTAAACCCGAATTTAGGTACTGCAATGCTCCCGTATAGCCGTTGAAAAATTTGTTTATTACAATATTTGTACTATTCGGGCGTGTAAGAGTACCTACATAAATATATTCCTCCCCTCTAACTACCTTTTGCCCTAAAAATATGTTTGTTGTGTATTCGTCAACGTAAACACTATCATCGTTTATTCGCTCTCTTAATGTGATTTTCCAACTATAAAGCGGTGTCCGTTGTTTGCGGTTGGCTTCTAATTTTGCACCTTCGTTTCGGGTGTAGTCTTTGCCGTCAATTTTGAATGTATCGCATAGTGTAATACGTTCAATCTTGTCCGCTACCCATTGCGGTATCGGATTGCCATTACCCCCAATTCCTAATGTCCACAAACGAAAAGGAGTACCCGATAACATTTCCAAATTTAGCGGTTCATCTTCGTAGGTAGTAAATTTACTATCGGGGTTTAATTCTGTCAATGCCGAATGAATACGGAATTGAAATTTACCGCCTAACTCTTCAAAGATTATCCCTTGTGCGTTGTACGAATTTTCGTACTCAAACAACATAGTTTCTTTATGCGTTTGTGCAACGTGGATAGGTTCGCTTATAACGTAAGTTCGGTTATACCCTACAAACGTACTCGCTTCTTCACGGCATTGGATTAAAACGTAATAATGCCCTTCGGGTATCGTAAACAAATCAAACTCAACCTCACGCAAATATTCATTGCCTATTTGCGTTCCTTCCGTAGGTTGCATTTGGCTTAGTACTTGCCCACTTTCCGAATCAATAATAAATGCCGTATAAGGGTTAACGCTTGTTGGCGTTCCATAATCGGGCAACCCTAAAAACTGCACACGAATTTTATCGCCTTGCTGAAAGGGTTGGCAGTATTTTCGTTGTTGGTCGTAACTGGGGATATTCCGTGCGAAAAAATCCGCATCGAAATCCCGTGTATTGTAGTTCGCATTGAATACCGCTAATGAGTTCAACTCATCATCTAACAAAGGGTTTGATGTGATTATTTCGGGAAAGGTTAAAATGCTATCCGACAAAGGATAGAATTTTAATGGGTTAAGTTGCGATATGTCGAATTTATAAGCCATTTATTAAATCGGTTAAGGTTGTACCTGCTTTAGCAAGTAACTTAAATGTTTGCTTTGGTCGGTAAGTTGGCGAATCACTTGCTTCGATAATAAACCCTTCATAAACGTTTCCTTTGTATGAAAATTGAACGGGTGCAAATCGTTGCATACCCGTATCAAAGATACTCTGCAAAGTTACGGGAATTTTGACTTGTATCGTAAACAAGTAAGGCACAAAATAAGGGGTGTTACTAAGGTCGCCAATCGTTTCGTTTAGTTGTTCGTCAATTATTATACTCCCGTCATCGGTTATCAAATAAATGCCCCCGTTTTGCGTTTTAGACGAATTAACATATGTTAATACGCTTGATATATAAGGGCTAAGTGAAGAAACAATGTGATTGCCGTGCTGAAACATTCTCCGCTTCGGCGAAAAGTCAATATTGTAGGCATCAGCGGGGCTAATTAAACCCGTAATAGTTAAGGTGTTATCTCTGTATAATTTGTAGAAATTTTGCCCCGCCCCTTGATACCCTGCGGGAATTGTACCCGCAACCGATGAAAGGTCAGCGTGAATCCAAAAAACATCGTTGTCGTTGTCGCTATCGGCATTGGTTTTTTCGGCTAAATTTGCCCTTACTAACTCAATCCCGTACATATCCGCACGATAAGGGCTTATAAGGTCTCTACTGCCTTGCAAACGTTCAAGAGGCGTATTCCAAGTATAGTCAATGTTAAACTCCTCCTTTCCGTTTATTGTATCGTAATCGTACCGCTTATACCCAAATTTCGTTACCGCATACATTTCGGGGATATAGGGTTCAACTTGCAACGATGCCACTTCGCCAATGTCAAATGAAGGTAACGATGTATTAAATACTTCGTCTTTAAAATCAAAGTGTAGTTCACTTAAAGTTTTGTCGTACCACAACCCTATGTTGTGCATACAATTACTCGCTTTAAAGAAATCGCCTAAACTTGTTTTGATTACCGCACTATCTAAATTCCTTAAAGCATCGCCACTTGTCAACAAATACGAAGGCGTTGCACTTGCTGAATTTGAAACGAAATCCGAATTAGCGTCAATCTTTTGCGTTAACGCTTCGCCTAATTGTTGTTGGGTTAGGCATTGAATATAGGTTTCGGGTACTTTGGTTAACCAAGTGGCAGTTAACTTGCTTCCTCCATTTGTTTCCGTTGCTTTCCACGCAACCGAAGGATATAAAGGCGTTGGGCTTGGTGTATCAGTACCAAAATACCTAATTGTAACACGATAACCCGCAGGTATACTCATAGTCCAAGTAAGAGTACCCGTAAATAATTGGCTTGTACCCGTTGCCATTGCCGTAGGCGAAACATATAAAGATGTATCAGTAATTGTACCAAAAACATTTGGTACTAAAGATGCTACAATGTGAAAATATAACGGGCCACTAAAAGCCGTTGTCCCATTATATACATCAACGTTATATTCGTACACAAAATCAATACTTTGTGTGCTATCGCTTATATTTTCAATTAGGTATAATTCATTTGTATTTGAATACTCCACCATTTGAGTGGTAGTATAAAAATTGATGTTATACCCATCGTTAAAATAATTTGATAGTACTGGATAGTATCTACTTGCTAATGCTAAACATTCGCCATTTGTTGCCGATGCCCACTCCGCAGTTCCGCCCAACGGATACCCATCCAACTTAACCCACGTTCCGCCCGTTATAGGCGTTTCGTACATAGTATCTTCATTGGCTTTAAGTTTAGCCATAAAGCCTTGCTCCATTATTTCGACCTGCGTGAAGTCCTTAGCATCCTTAAAACGGCTAAAATCAATATCGCCAACATAGTAAGTTTGGTAACCCCAACTTGAAACAAGGTTGGAGTGCTTTTCAATAAGCAATTCAAGTGTTTGATTAACTCCATTATTGTAGTACAAGGTTTTGAGTATCTTACGCCCGTCTTTTACAAAACGTAACGGGTTAGTGTAGTTAGTGAACACGCCGTAATAGGTTGTACCTCGTTCCCACTTTAGGCTTTGGTCTTCCCACCCTTGCGGTGCGTATTGCAAAGCCGTAGGCGTAAATGTACCTTGAACAACACCTGCATTGTCAACATAGTAATACTCATAAGCCGTAGCAATAGTATCATACTTGCGAAGGGAGTACCTAAATAAATCTACTTGCATACTTATCTAATGTTTTTTCTAACGTGCATATAATGGTCGTAATTGCCCTCAATTTGTACACGCATATCTTTGTTAGCCATAATCTGCTTTAACGCCCTCATTTCGTCTGCCATTTCTTCAAACTTAGCAACCAACGCTTGACCATATGAATCGGGCGTAAGCGTTTGACTGCTTTGGCTTAAAGCAATATGAGTGCTATTCTTGACCATATCCAATAGTTCGTCATTAGGAATTACTTTACTGCCTTTTTTCAAATAGGTTAGCGTGTCCTTTGCAGGGGTTAGCCAACTTGTTCCATCGGGGTTTACTACCAACTCCGTCCCACGTTCCCCTACAATCGCATATCCTTCGGGGGCATTTTGCGTACCTTCTGCAAATTGCGGTAAAGGGGCGGCTACTGCGGCGGCTAGTTGAATTGCACCAATACTACCCGCTAAAATCGCACGGGGTATTTGAGTAGCAATCGGTAGGGAGGCAAACTGCGTAATAACTGCCAAAGCGGTTTGCCCTATAATGTTTGAAATGTTAATTGCCTTTTGGATAGCCGCTTGTTTCCGTGCAATTTGTAAGCGTTCCTGCTCGGCTTTTTTATCTTGTGCTTTCTTTTGAGCATCTAAGGCGGCTATACGTTTTGCTTTTTCTTCCTCGCTTAGTGATAGTTGTTCGATTTGTGCTTTTTCGGCATCGTATGTTTCTTGTGCTTTCTTTTGCTTCGCATCAAGTTGCATCATCTCCCTATCAAACAACGACTGCGATAAATCGCCTAATGAACCCGTAATTTCTCCCGTAATTTTTACAATCTCCTTTGCAATCGGTAGGGCTTTTTCAGCCCACATTTGGATTTGTTCGGGTTTGCTTATTTCAAGGTCAATAGGAATAATCAAGGGGTTAGCCTTAATTAAATCTTGTAAACGTTGTAAGGTATCTTTTATGCCCTTGTCTAAAAATTGCGGTTCAAACGTTGACTCTAATTCGGGTAAAAAATTTATGTTCTTAACCGCTTCAGCATAGGTCTTTAGTTCTTCCGTTGCTTTTGCTATTGAAGATTTTTTACCACCGCCACTGCTTTCGGTGTCATCAGTTACGGATTTTATTTTAGGTCGAAGTGAATTTACTTTATTTTCAACTTTTCCCATTTCGGTTGCAAGTTCTTCATTTGCTTTCGTTAATTCTTTAATTGAATTTGCTGAATCTTCATTTGCCTTTTGTTGTGCAATAGCCGCCTTAATAGTTCTATCTTGTGCGTTCCCACGTGCGTTTTCACTTGCCGCATTTAATCTACGCAAAACCGCTTCTCCTTTTAAAATCTTTGCTTTCTCTTCGTCAATCTTTCTTTCATTTTGCCATTTTTGGTCAGCAAGTTTTTGCATTTCGGCTTCCCCTGCCCGTGCCATTGCAACGGCTATTAAAGCATCTTTGATTTGCTCAATCGCTTTTGCCGCTTTACCTGCGGCTATCTCTTCGGCTGAATAGTTTGCAAGTATTTTAGGATATTCTTCTTTTAATTGTTTTGCAAGGCTTAAGCGTTCCTTTTGACTTAAATTAGCATTATTTAAACCCCTTGTAAGTATTTCAAACTTTGCCGTTTCTTGCCCGATTGATTCGCCTAATTTCTTTGTTGCTTCATCAACCTCTTTAGTACCACTTGCCCACTCGATTAACTTAGGCAAAAACATCGTAGCAAGTCCAATCGCTACGGCAAAAATATTGCTAAACGAAAACAACGAAGCACCAAAAACCTTAATAGCACCCATCGTGCTACCCGTTTCTTGCTTGACTTTACCAAACGCATCAGCCAACATCGGTAAGTTGTTGGAAATACCCATTAACCCCGTTTGTGCGGAATATGCAAACGCAGGTAATTCCCGTAATACTTGCGTTAATTGAAACGTACTATTTGTATAATTACCTACATTGCGTTTGTAATTACCCATACTTTGTTCCAACAACGTAACCCCCTCCTTTGCCTTAACCATATCCGCAAAGATTGTTTGACCAACCTTTGCGTTACGCATTTCGGCACTCATAGCGGAGTACAACTTTTCCAACTGGTTCAACTTTGAACGCATTTGGTCTAAACTGCCTTCCGCTTGTGTTTGTTCTTTGGCACTTGCACGAAGTTCAGCGTTGTATTGTCGGAGTTGTTCTTTTGCTAATGCCGCCTCTTTGCCGTATGCCGTTTGTGTAGCGGTTAACTTTGCTTGAGTAGTTATAATTTGGTTTTGTAGTATTTTTAACTGCTTTAATTCCTCTGCCGCTAACTTAATATCTTCGGGTATGCCACCAAACGCACCTTTACCGCTTGGGGAAGCCGTATTTATCTTTTTCAGCAAATCCTCCATTTGCTTCGTAAGCCCTGCCAAATCAGTTTTTAATTGTTCGACCTGCTTAAACGCTTCGGGGGATACTATCTCGTTAATTAATTCCGCCATTTTCGATTATCTTGTTTGCGTTGAATAATACTCTGCGTAGAATCATTAACGATGCCACGCCTAAAATGTAACCTAAAATAAAACTACCCATTTGAATGTTGTTTGTTTTTACGATTAATCGCTTCGGCTTTTTGCTTGTACTTATTTATGTACATCGCAAATGCCATTACGCTTGTTTCACTTTCTTTAAGAACTACTTTGAACATATCGGAAATCTCCACAATCAAGGCGTAAAAATCCGCTTCCGTTTGCCTTTTTTGTTCGCCCGTTTCTTTCTTTAACCTATCCGATAATATTTGCACCTCAACCACATCACGCTTCATATAAGCGGTTATAATCTTACTCAATGCCTTTATGCTATCCTCGCTAAATGTCATTCGTGGTAAGTTGTACCCAAAAGCAAATAACTGCTCAAATAAACCCTCCGTAGGGGCAACCGAAAGGACATCTAACAACGCACCGATACGTTCAACTTTCATACTTAAAAAGTTCATATCCCGTATGAGTTTGAGTTTATCTTGTACTTCCTCCCCTCCGATTATTTCAATGTACTGCGTAAATATTTCGTCCCACGCTTCGGCTAATTGCTCTTGTGTCGGTTCGCCGAATTTAACTAACTTTTGTAGGTTATCGTTGCAGTAGCATTCGATAAACCTATCTAACGTTAACTCCTTCAAATCTCGATATAATCCGATAGATTGTTTCGCCTCGCTCGATTGCAACTGCATACGGGCATAATTTGGGCGTATCTTCGCTATCAAAGTAGATAACATAATCTTGATTTTCGGATTTTGCACGGAGTAAGCCCGTGTCGTACAAAAATACTACTTTTTGGCGATTTAATTCCGCTTTTGCCTCACAAGGTATACACCGACTCATTTGAACAAGTAGAGTTTTAACCTATTTATGAAAGAAGGTTGTACATAACGATAACCTAATTCTTCTGCGTTATCATTGTTCAACCCAAATATCTTTGGAGTGTATCTACTTTCGTCAGTTAGCATAGGTGTTTTGCTATCCGTACTACTTATAGAATATTGATTGTTTCCTAATAGTTTTAAGAAAAAGCCTTTGTAAAAATCGCCAGTCTTTTTAAGGTCGGGGGTGTATAACCCTGCTAACGGGTTTTTATTATATTTCCAACGGGCATAAGACTTCGACTTGTACTTTGGGAACATTCTTGTATCGTCAGCCTTATAACCTTCTAATAGTTGTTGCTTGTTGGCTTCAACAACTTTTAATTCGTGTTCTTTCAACGCTTCATCAGCCAATTTATTGACATCAACTGCGTTAATCCTCCGATTCAATTCCGCTATCGTCATCTTCTTCGATTTTAGGCAAAGGTAGGGGAGAGGCTATTGCCCCTCCCGTTATTCCCTTGCATTTATTCCAAATGTCCAACAACAAATCCTTACTCAACCCCGTATGGCTATTGCGGTCAACAAATGCTTCCGCTTCCATCTTTGCAATGCTTTCAACGTGAAAACTACCAAAGGAATATTGTAAGTGCGTCATAGCCATTATGGAATTGTAATCTCAATCGAAGTGTTTGCAAAACCTACGATACCTGCCGCTTCTAAAGCGGTAACGTTACCTAACGCAATAACAACCACACCACCCGAAGCAGGGTAATCGGTATCGCTTGAATCAAGGTCAACGCTAATTTGCTTCAACGTAGAATTGTAGGTTACGGTTGTAACGGTGATAGCCGCACCCGTTGCTTTATTCGTTGCACTCCAAATACTTGAAGAAACGATTTCAGTAGGGTAAATATCGCCTAAATTCTCGTTTGAACAATTGTACTTAGCCGACAACTTAACCAAGCCTAAAGCGGTAATAGCAACCTCTTCAGCAAGGGTAATATCCAACAAGCCCGTTAACTGCATTAACTTTTCGTTTGAGGCAAACTGCACAACATACGAATTATCGTTTAACTCGGTTGCATCAGCCAAAGCAAAATCAATGTAGTACTTCGTAGCGGCAGCACCTGTATTAATCTTGATGTTACCCACCAAAAGCATTTCCAAAGAAAAGCCAGTTAACTCGCCGTTTGAAGCGGTTGTACCCCAAAGTACGTTTGCAACCTCATCAATGAATAAAACGCTGAACTGCGAAGCCTTGTTGTGGAATGTACGCAACTTTTGGTAAAAACAAAATCCGTTTTTGTACTCAAAGTTAAATTCGTAATCACCATCACGAACAAAAGACTTACCGCCGTATCCGTCCGTTTCAATCTGCATTTCCGAAGATTTATCTTCGATTGATTTAAACGCACCGATTGGGTAAATACGCTGACTAGCCGTGTTCGCTTTCGTATCGGCTTGTAAGGTACTCCAAAATGCGGCTATATCAGCCTTTGAATAGGTCTTGCCCTTAGGCATTAAAATTGCACCCGTAATATTAGAGGGTGTCCACGAACAAGCAGGTATCCCCGTGTTCCCCGTGCTTCCTGCACAAGCAAAATTTGAAATAGTCATATTATTTTATTGACATTTTAGTTTTATGAAAGAATTGTTTGTTAGCGTTGTGCCGTTTGATAAAGTCAAGGTACAAGATAAATTGATAGGCGTTAAAACTTGAAACGATGCCGAATTTATATCCGTAAACAACTTAGTAGGACTTACCGACATTTGTACAATTTGCGTTGCATCTAATTGCGACTCAAACGCAGTTGTATTGATGTTGTGGTATTCCGAAGTGTATTGATACGAAATTCGATAGCCGTTATTTAGCACATAATTATAGCAATTGGTGTTAGGAGTTAAAACCAACGAAAACGATTTAGGATAGTGTTCAAAATTGCCGTTTTTCACTTCGTAAAAAAATTGATGTGTAGCCGTGCCGAATTGAATTAAACCCGTATAAAGTCCGTTAGTTGCACCCGTTACGTTCAATGTGCTACCCGTTAATGTACCGCCACCCGAAGGGATTGTAATGCTCAAAGCACCCGTTCCGATTGTAGTTGGAGTAATGGTCAATGTATGCGAATTAACGTGCGTATATGCCACCGCAGTAATCCCACGAACATAGTCAACAACCGCCCCATTTGGGCAAGGTGTTTGACTGCAAAGTGTCGCAGGGCTTACCGAACAAGGTGGTACGTTAAACGTTAACTTCAAGTCTTGTATCCAAAGACCATCTAAGCATTCGGGTAACTTGTTAGCATTGTTTTCGGGCAAGTGCAAATCGTCAACTTTCGTGTGTTCAAAGTAGCGGGTTTTATAGCCTACTATTTCGGGCGTTTGGTTCAATTGCTCCATTAACTCCGCATAGATTGGATATAAGGTAGGCAAATAGTTATTTGTGTACCTATCTTCACTATACCAAGTCGGTTGCGAATTGTTGCAAATCAACAAGGTTAAACTTGCTTCACTATACTCACTATCGGCTTTAAATTTCTCCTCAAATACCTGCACCAAACAAACCAAAGGGAAACGTTGATTGGGGGAATAACCGCCATTCTCCGTTGTAATCCTTTCACGGATATGTTGCCACGTTCCGTGCTTGTATTGGATAGGGATACCCATAGCAGTAGCCGTGTTGGTTACTACTTGCCCGATTATGGAGGGTATGTTTAGAGGTAAACTCATTATAGTCCGAAGCGTGTTGTATAAGTGAACATTTCAAGGTCGGGATTGTAAGTAGAAAACTCGCTAACCGAAGAACTAACTTCGATAAAGTCATCTAACTTCAATAACCAATCCACCATTTGATTCCAAGCCATCGTAGTCTTTGCACCCGCATTTGTGCGTGTAGCGTTTTCAGTTTGTTGCATCATCTCGCCAATTCCAGTACTGCTTGTATCTCGTACTTGTTGCAGTTGGTAGTAAACATAATTTGCAACGGGCGAAAGTAAAGCGGTATTTTTCAACCCCACCCACTTTTGTTGCTTACCTGCCCAATCGGTGTAAGTAGTGCCGTTAACTATTTTCGCTAAATTCACATTTGAAGGTGTGTCAATCTCGCCTTGCACCAAACTTGCCATTTGAACACCAAAAACCTTTTCCAAAAAAATAGGCTCAAATTGATTAATGAAAGTTAATAGTTGTTGCCCCTCCGAATAATTCGTAGAGGTATTAGGTAAGAAAATCGTACCCGTAAAATAACTCGCATTAATCGCAGTCGCCATTACTTTTTGCTTTTAGGTTTGCTTTCAGTTTTCGCATCGGTTTTAACGCTTTCAGCATAGCCGTTGCGGATAAGTTTGACTGCATTAGCCTCACTTACCGCAACAACTTCGCCTACTTGCCAAGAAATCCATCTTTTAATAATCTTGACTTCAGTCATCGGTTAGACAGTTAACGTGGTTAAATCCGTAGTTACATTACCAACCAAAAACGCATTGTAATCATTACGCATAATATAGCGGTGCAAACGCCATTCGCCACGGAAGGTCTTACGATTGTATTTAAAGTCATCGCCGTTCCAACCCATTTCAACCGAAAGGTTTTTGTAGATTAAAGCGTTTAATTTAGAATAATCACAAGCCAAATAAGTGTTGGCGGTCATAGCGTTTGTGCTAACAATAAGAACTCCGTTGATAGTCATTTGACCTGCTTCAACAATAATAGGATATTGTGAATCGCCTTTAATCAACAACAAACGTGCGTAATCAACTGGGTTTAAGAAAACGTGCGTACAAGTATGATTTTGTAAAGCAATTGTTTGTTGAGCGGCAACAACTAACTGCCACATATTAGCGGCAGCACCACCGAAGTCAGCCATAGAAGCACTAACGGCAGTTAAACCATTAACGCTATCGATGTAGGTGTACAAGTTAGCACTTGTAGCCAAACGAACACGATTAACAAGGTTGTTGTTAATTTGCGTTGCCATAAAAGGAATGTCGCTTAACATCTCATCAGAGATATTCATAATAGCGGCAATCTTAACGGCATCGGAAACGCTAACGTAATCGTCTTTGTCAATCAAAGGCTTTTCGGTTGCTTCAGCAACTACGGCAGGAGTACCATCGGGATTAACCTCATCAACCCAAGCAATACGGGCGGAAGTAGTTGTACCTAAACGGGCGTAATCTAAGAACGTAGCAGGATTCCAACGATAAGGGTTATAACCTGGCACTAATTGAGGTGTAGGTAACAACGATGTTGAACCAATCACGTTTGTACCGATAGTCATATCACCTGCAACCTTGCTAACCAAGTCAAACACAAACGGACTACGCTTGTTTTTGAAATCGTTAAATTTCTCGGTGTTTGTTTCGATAGCACTAACCACTTGCTCGTAGTAGTTCTTATCGGCTTGTGGTACTTCGGGGGCGGTGGCTAAGTCGTTAATCTTGTTGCCTTGCTCTACCAAAATGTTTTCCAATTTTTGGATTTCTTCGCTTGTTGCAAACTTGCCCAAATCGCCTTTATAGGCGTTTAATTGCGTTTCGACTTCTGCTTTTGTCGCAAACGTGCCTTGTAATCCTTCAAGGACTTCTTTTGTAATTTCGCTCATTTTAATTTTTTTTGAGTGAGTTAATAATTAAATTCCAATCAATCTTTTGAGTGTCATTTGACGGCTCTATACTTTCGGGAGTGTTTTTCAACGGCTCACCAATTTGCAATGTGGGTGTGGCTCGGTTACTGCCTACTAATACGGCACTACCTTCTATTACCTTTGCTTCGGTTACGGCAAAGAAATATCCTTTCTCATCGGCTAATTCCTTGTTTGCAATTTCTGAATAGTATTTATCCCAAGTTTCTTTTTCTTCTCTGAAGTATTTGTCATCGGAGTTAACTGCAAGGGCTATTTTAACGTACTGCATACCTACCGAATGATTTTTAACTCGGTCATTGGCGTACTGCTCAAACATAAACGGATTAAGCCCTTTTTCCAACGTAGCATCGAATACCAACGCTTGTGTTTTGCCCTCGTATGGTTGCCCTAATTCAGCCCACGACATATCAACGGCTTGTGCTTGTACCTTGTCGCTAATAACCTTGTCAAACTTCATTTGATGTTCTTGCAACAAGTAGAAACTTTTGCGGTCATTTAGCGACTTATTCCAAATCCCTTTGATGTGTACATCATCGTGGCTATCCATTAAGTTAGTGGTATTAATTACCGCTTTAACTTGCAATTTGGTCGGGTCGGCTTGTGGTGTCGCTTCGGATTTAGTTACATTCGATGTCGCTTCGGGGCTATTGAACATAACCGCATCAGCCTCCTTAATTTGCGACTTCTTTGCTTGTAAAATAAAGTCCTTGTTAGCCTTTAGCCACTTGAACAAATCTGCTTTATTTTCGTATGTAGGAATCATTGTATTTTTTTATTAGTGGTACAAAATTCGTCTTGGCTAATTTGCTCAACAATGAATATTCTTCATCGCTAACAATCAAACCCGTTACGATATGCCTCCAAACCTTTTTCATTACGCAATAGCCGTTAATGTATCAGTAATCGAATCAGCGTAAACGGCTTTACTATTTGTTACACCAAGATTCCAACCTAAACGGGCTTCACAACGAATAGATGTTCGGTTGTACTTGAAATCATCGCCTACTTTGCCAATTTCAATCGTCATATCTTGTAAGATGTACAAAGGAATTTCGGCAGGTGCAACGGCTACAATACCGCCCGAAGAAATGCGTGAATTTACCATTATCGTAGGTTCAAATATTTCAACCCAATTAATAGCCTCACTTGATTCAATAAACGCCTTTGCATATTCGGGCTTGTTCAACAAAAACAACGAAGCACTATACCCGTTTTGGCTAAACATATCTTGATAGATTGCAGGTAAGCAATCAAGTATTTTTGTTCCCGTAGTACCTGCGGTTAAATTAGCCGAAGTCATACCTGCGTTACTAAACAAGTAAGTAGCAAACGTATCTCCTATCTTATCCTTCAACCTACGCATTAACTTGCGGTTAATTGCATCGGTCATAAACGGAATATCGCCAAGCATTTCATCGCTTATAGTAATGTACTCGGCAAACTTTGTCATAGGTTGCTTAATCGTACTGAAATCGCCATCAATTTGAGGCTTTACCGCACCTTCCGCAACTACCGCAACGTTTCCGTCATCAGCCGTTTCGCTAACCAACGCAACCGAACTACTTTCAACAAACACTTTCGGAAATAAATCCAAAAGCATAGCCGAATCCGTTTCGGGTTTAGCAACGTAGCCACCTAAAGTAGTGCCTAACTCGTCCATACCCGCACCGATTACATTCGATGATTCAAGCATAGTCGCAGCGGCTTTTAACTGCACGGGTTCGCCACTTTTAATTTGCGACTGGGCTTCCCGAAGTATTTTCTTGATTTGTTCCATATATTTCAGTTAACTGATATCTGTACTTGTCCATTCCACTAACTTTATCAAGTCCAATGCCCACACGGACATCGTTCCAAGTTATGAAATTCATATTAAATTCATTCATTAAGGCTTCGCCTTGACGCTTTCGTGTTTCCGCTTTCAACTTCTCATCTTCTTGCATTACGGGAAGCCACGAATAATCGTACCGCACTTCAACCCCGTTCTCCGTTGCGTGAATTGCTTTGTTCAACTGCTCGGCAAAATTCAGACTTTCGGGTATAATAAAGTTTTGATACAATCCCGCATCAGCCGTAGCCATATTGCTAAACGTAGTCCCTTCGCTATTGCTAAGTAAGTGATAAGGATACCCCAACGCATTACATATCGTCCGCACATCGCTTTCCTCCATTTCCAACAACATCATATCCTTTACGGGCATTGCCATTTGTTGATAACGCATTGGAATGTTCGTAATGAACAACTGCCATTGGTCTTTTTGCATACCATACTTACGATAGGCGGCTTGTGTTTCCTCAATTTCCTTGTTCGTCATTGGAAGCGTGGAAATGTTATCGCCTCGCTCATTCGACAATAGACCAACCGCCCCACGCCTATCGGCTATTACACCCCTTGCTTCGTAGGACTTAATCAAGTTGTTAATAGGGTACTTCAACGGAATCAACTTACTATCGGGGAACTGCATTGAGTCCATATTCGTAGTAATATCCGTGAAGAAATAAACTTGGCTTTTATCCAAACGGGTTGTATAACCTCCGTATGAAAAATCAATGTAATCAACCAACGATTGCCAATCCTTTGCACGGAACGGGTTTTTTACATCGTTCTTAAATTGAATAGTACAAAAGTTAGGCGGTAAAACCCAAATGTTTTGTACCCTTGAAAAATCCGTAAATCCTGCGGGTTGGTCAATCAATACGGGGCAGTATCCAAACGCTTGAATGTAGGTGTACAATTCAACACGAAATTGCCTATCGGTTTGCAACGGGTTAGGGTGTGCTAACAACTTAGCCCATTCTTTGTCTTTGCCCCTTACCTCATTGCCCGTGTTTACGTTTAACACTTCCGTTAAGCCATTAACAAACGCCATCGCCTTGCGGTTCAAGATATAAGCCAACGGCGGACACTTTAACACCCACTCGGCAATTTCCGCAGGGCTATCCATACCATCCCAATAGGTAACACCCATATTTTCAAAGAACTTAGCCCCGCTCATTGCAGGTGTCTTTATATTAACTCCGCCCGTATTGGTAACGAAATCTTTAAGTCTTTGGACTAAACCCATTATTGCAAAGGTACGATTTTTTTTCAGTTGTAATTGCAAGTTATTAACATTGTCTATCGCTGAAATGCCGTATAGGTATGCTTTTTATAGCATTAACATACTATTAACAAAGTTTTATTAGGAAAAATTAAAAGTAAACATATCTTTGTGTCAACAAAAACAAAAAATTATGAACAACGCAGTTATCACACAAGACAAAATCGAATTAAACGAACAAATTTTATTTTCAAACAACGAATCTTTATTTGTTGGTCGCATTGTTGAAATTCGTGAAAAGGCAGTAAAAGTAGATTATACTTTTGAAAGCGTTTGGGGGAATGCATCAATGCTTACTACATTTAACTACACAACGTGGATTCCTAAATCAGTTATTGTTAACGATAATATGGGCGGAGTTAATATAAAGACACCTGCAATGAGCGGGGCAAAGTTCTTTGAGAATATGGGTGTTACCTATTGGGATGGTATGGACTCGCCTGCGGAGATTGCCGAGTGGGTGTTAAAATGCCCTCCGTTGGCTTATATCTTGAACCGCAAAGCGATGGCGTTTGTTAATGGCTTAACTGAAGTGTTAAACGTTAACACGGGCAACGAGGTGCGAGGTAAAGATAAAGAATGGGCTAAGTTGTTAGCACACCCGAACCCGTTGCAAACCGATAGGCAATTTCGTGTGGAGTTGTACACCTACATACAAGCCTTCGGCTACTGCCCCGTATTGATTGACCAACCCGCAGGGTTTACGGATTTTTCACGGGTGCAGAATATTTGGGTATTACCGCCTAATTTTTGTACTATTCAGTTTAAGAACGATGTAAAAAACCCGTTTTGTGCAAAGGATTGGCAGTCATTGGTTGATTACATTGATTTTAGTTACGGCGGTTATACAACCCGTTTGGATAAGTCGCAAGTGTATTTTTTCACGGACATTACTACGAATATGGATTCTATGCAGTTTCCTGATTGTAAGTTGCTCCCGTTGAAGTACCCGATTAACAACCTAATTAAGTCCTACGAAGCAAGGGGCGTTATAGCCGATAGGCGTGGTGCGGTTGGTTTATTAAGCAACGAGCGAGGCGATAACATTTCGACCTTGCCAATGACGAACAAGGAAATTGAGGAAACCCAAGCCGCTTATCGCAAGTATGGAATGCAAAAAGACCAATGGCAGTTGTTTATAACGAACATTCCTATGAGGTATCAACAAATGGCGATGCCTGTTAAGGATATGATGTTGTTGGAGATGGAGGAAAGCGATGTGCGGACTATTTGCAATGCGTTGGGGTATCCTTATCACTTGTTATCGAATTCGGAGGGTACTACCTTTAGCAATATGGCTACGGCTGATGCGGGGTTGTACCAAAAC